TATCGACGATGCGGCAGAAAGAGCCCGCGTCGAGGATGCCCCAGCCGATATACGCTTCACTGCGCAGCTCGATCTGGTTCTGACGCTTCAGGTCGCCCTGACCGTCCGGATCGCCGAATTCGATGATCTCAATCGGGATGTTCTTCGCATAGCCCCAGCGGAATGCGTTGGCGAAGTCGCCGACGATGGCGAGGTCGCGGCTGGTCGCTGCGGAGAGCTTCTTGTTGACGGTGGTGTTGACGTCCACGCCCATGCCGGCGAAGGCCGCAGGCTTGCCGCCGAAGCGGAATTCCGGATACTGCACGACACCGTTGACCTTGACCGCTGCCATGTACTGGCCGAACAGGGCGCTCATGGCGACGCCGTTGACGTCCCGCTCGTTGCCGAGGATCGTCTGAATCGCGGTGTCGAGTACATCGTCCGCGACGGAAGTGCCTGCGGTGTAGGTGGCCGTCTGAGAGACCTTCGCGTCGAAGTGATTGGTTCCGACCACGGTGGAAGCCGCGCCGGAGATCGGGTTAATGCCGTGCATGGCGGCAATGTCGAGGCCGCGCGCGATCTTCTTCGCGAATCCGTCTGCGAAGGCCTGCAGATAGGGAAGCTGCTCCTCTTCGCTCATGTACTTGAATTCGTCCGTCACGCGGTGCTGATAGACGAACTTGACCGGTACGATGGTGACCGGGTTGAAGCCTGCGTCGTTCGGGGACTTCTGAGCGCCCTCGCCGACGATCTCGGCCTCACCGTCCATCGTGAAGACCATTTCCTTCGTGCCTGCGAAGGGCATCGGCTTTGCCGTGCAGAGCCGCGCCAGTGCGCTGTGGCCCCGGACGGCATTGAACATTTCCGTTACCAGCTCGGGCGGAAAGATCGCCTCGCCGTTTACTTTGCTCGTAGTGGTGTTTGCCATTGTTGTTTACCTCCTGTTTTTTAATTCGAGTTTGAATTGATCTGCGAAATCAGGTTCTGCCAGGCTCCCGCGGTTCCCGTCGTCGCCGGTGTCGGCGTTTCTCCGCCGTCTTTGACTTCCGGATAGTTCCCGCTCTTGGCATAGTCCTGAATTCCTTTTGCCTGTGCTTTGCACGCATCCTCACTGTCTGCCGTCAGCAGCTCCATCGGGACGCCGGTTTCCTTGGCCACCGCTGCCCGGATGTCCCGGATCCGGTTCGCGTCCTTCAGTCCGTTAAGTTCGGTTTCCAGCGCTGTGGCCCGTTCCTTTGCGGCCTGCAGGTCGACTCCCGCTTTCTCGAGCTCCTGGATCCGCTTCTGCGCGGTTTCGAGATCTGCCCGGTAGGTCTCCAGGTCTCCTTTTGCTTTATCCGCCTCGCCTTTTGCCTTGGCGATGTCCGCGCCGTTGATGTTCAGGATCTGGTCGATCTGATCCTTGGTCGCGTCCGGAAACAGTTTGGTGATGTCTTCTCTCTTCATGCTGTGCTCCTCTCGGCTCCGCTTTGATAACGCGGGTTGCATCCGCTCGCCTTGGTAGTTTTACGGGATTCCGCCCAAAGATGTGTATGATAAAGGCCCGCCGGTTTCCCGCGAGCCTGAATCACCGTATATCGGTGCATGTTTATGCTTTTTCCTGATTTTCCCCGAGCCGCTCCTGTCTGGCGGCGTAGGCTTCCCGCTTCTGCGCGTTGATTTCGTCCTTCTTCTCGGCGTACTGCTGGCGCCGCATGACGTTCACCCTGGCTTCCCATCCGTTCCCGTCTTCGTCTGCCTCGTCGTACATGTCGCGGTACTCCCGCGGGTTGTAACCGGCGTATTCCGTGTCCGGCGTGAACCGGATCGCGTATTCACAGTCGCAGTTTGCGTGGATGTGCTCGGCGTGTCCGCCGTTCATGGCCGCCTTCGTTGCCGGCTGCCATCCGTTGGAGGCCAGCATGATGCAGAAGGCGCAGCTGTCCCCGCTCGGGATCCAGGCGAATTCCGCATGATCCCGGATCGCGTTCTTCAGCGTCGTGTCCGCTGCGGTCCGCTTGACGAGCCGCCCGATGGCCTGCCCCATCGACTCGGCTGACGCCTGCTGCTTGATCATGCCGTTCACGGTCTTGGCGACTTCGCTGTAGATGTTCTCCTGCAGCACTGCCGGTTCTGCAAGCGGATAGTACACTCCGGCCGCCGCCACGATGGCATCGTACATCTCGCAGGCCGCTGCGGCCGCGCTCTCCCCGTAAACGGACGCCAGCCGCACGGCGTAGTCGATGGCCTTCTTTCGGTTGCTGTACTTCGCGATGTCCAGCCCGCTCACAAAGGCTTCAAACTTCCGCGCTGCGGTCTGATCGATGGCTGAGAGCGTCTTGATGTACTGCTGCCAGGCTTTGTTGCTGACGGTCATGCGGTCTCACCCGCTCCCGCAGGTTCCGGTTCTTCCCCGGTTCCGCTCCCTTCTCCCGTCTGCCCCGCTGTCGGAACCTCAATCAGGTCATTCAGGAAGGTCAGTCCCCGGTTTCGGCTCTCCTGGGCCTTGATCCTGCGGATGTCCGCCTGATCGAATCCGATCATCTCCAGGAAGACGTCCGTCTGCGCGAATCCCTGTCGGGCGGATCCGATCTTGATGGCGGCGTCCGCCGTGACCGCCACCGACGGCATGGCCGGGTTTTTGAAGTGCGCCACGATGCCGGTCTGCTCTTCCGTGAGCTCATCCAGCTTCTTGTTATTCGCGATTGCCAGCGCCATCAGGGCCACGGTGCGCAACGCGTTCCCGTTTCCGGTGTTGAGTTCCTCCGCCATCGCGACAAGCGTCTGACTCTGGGCAAGGATCGCGTCGGAGCTCGTCGGGTTGGCGTCGTTGACGATGCCGGTGTCCGTGACGCTGAGGCCCGTTGCCGCCGAAAACTGCGTCGCGAGCAGCCGCATCATCTCCACATGCGGTGAAATCGTGCCCTGCTGCAGCTGGCCGAAGGTCGGCTTCTCGTTGGTCTCCGGGTTGATCGTTCCTGCGATGATGCTGCCGACGTACTGCTTGAACTTGTCGTTCACGATCGTCTCGTACTGGTCTTCCGTGACGCCGAGCAGGTACTTCTGTGGGCTGGTCGAGAATTCCAGGCCGATGGTCGCGTTTGCGATGGTCCTGACGTAGCCCTGAATCAGTCTCCGGATCGGAGACTTCAGTCTCGACCTTCCGAACGGTTTTTTGCTGGTCGCGTCCCAGACGAACGCCTCCATCAGAGGTCTGCCCATTTTGTGCGGATACGTCTTTGCAATCCACCGGCCTCCCGCCACGCGCTTTATCACGTAGATGGCCCGCTCGGTGTAGTAGTTCACGATTGCCGGCACCCAGACGCCGCTCTGGCTCTCGTCCGGTACCGTGTCGACGATGGCAAGGCCGCAGTCGATGCGTCCCTTCTCGCCGTTCCAGAGCGCCGCCGCCGTCTCCGGCGAGTGCAGGCGGATCTTGCATCCGATTTCCCGGTCAGCCGCCAGCGTCGCAAAGGTGCAGCCGTATTTGAGTTCGTCCCGGACCGCCTTCTTGTACTCGGCGATAAACCGGTTCCCGCTCATGATCCGGTCGAGTTCCGTCAGGTCCCCGCCGTTCAGGCCGACGAATCCGTCGAACATCGACCTTGCCGCCAGCACGTCCACCGTCTTTGCGCCCCACGCGCAGTCAATCTCAAGGCCCTTCATGCCCTTCGGCAGCGCAAGGCCGAGATTGACTTCGCTCAGAGGGATTCTCCCCTCGTAGTATCGATTTTTCAGGGCGTTCTTGCTCAGGTGGTAGTTGTAAACCTCCGCCAGCTTCCCGAGCCGCTCCAGCTCCTCTGCCGGCAGGCCTGAGACCGTGCCGAATTTCAGGTTGTTCAGCATATCAACCAATCCTCATCTTTCTGTTGGGATCTCTTTTCGATGTTTTCGCGCCCCAGAGCGCCAGGGCTGCCGCCTCGATCGGTGCCGGATTCTCTCCGCCGAATCCCCAGCCGCCTCCGATCGCTCTCTTGATCGATGTCACGGCGCTGTCCTCGAGTTCCATCTGTTTGTCGTACCATGTGACGGTCTGCGCCGCCAGCGCGTCGGTCAGAACGCTGACGGACGCAATCACGTCGCGGACCCCCGGCCGGATGACGGAGTTTTTCGCCTTCCAGGTGCCTTCCTTGCCGGTGATCTTCTCGATCAGCACGTCCACGCCGTTCCTGCCGTCGATCACCACGCAGGATGCCTTTCCGCTCCGCTGGTTCAGCCAGTCGGCGAGCCACTGGATGCCCTGGCCGGTCTGCTTTTTCTCAATCAATGAGATTCGCGCCGGGCCGTCCGGAGGAATGATTGCGCCGCACAGCGCCACCGTAGCGCCGTCCGGCGTGAATTTGACTCCGTATGCGGTTTTCCCTTCCGCCGGCTTCGGCAGCCTTGACCTGCAGGCGTTCCATGCCTTTGCGTCGACGGCCTTGTCCGGTTCATCCGTAAGAACCGGCGA